TATTCCTCAGTTAGTGGGGTTGCTTGTAGCACGCTAGCGATCCAACAGCCTAACGATCTTTTTCCAGCTCTGAAAGAGAGCTTAGCATGGTTATCAACTTCAGCCTCTACGATAATTAATCCTTCGGCCTCACTGATGATTTGCGCTAATACTCGCTTACCGGCTTCAGTGTTAAATACTTCTCTGAAATCCTTGAATCTATCAGCCTTCCTATAACCATCCCGGTTAACTTTCACCGGAGTTAGAGAGTCATAAAAAGCCTGTAAATCACTTGTAGCCTCTGTCTTAATAAACTTATAGGGCATCTGGTGGAACCTCTTTCATTACGTCCGTTACTTGTTGCGCCATACCTAAAGACTCCTCGGCAGTGGCCGCTTGCTCTCGTTGCGCTCTTAACTCATCCCGCTCCTCTTTGGAGCGCAACCACTCTACGGGAATTCCGAATATATCTGGGGTATCTCTTGCGATCTTATCCCCATCAAAGTTATCCATTACGCTTGGATCTGCCTGAACAAATGGAGTGATAATCTCTATCGCCCTCGCCGCACCAGCCGCTTCAATCTGCTTTCGAGCCATCTGAATAGGGGATTGTAATTCAAATTTAAAATCTTGTCCTTGCAAAACTTTAGGAGGCGGAGGGAAAGCACCAGCGCGAAGCATAACCCCAAACACACGCTCAATAATAGCCCCTGTATAATCGGTTTCAAGACGCCCAAACACTGGTCCAATTTCCCTGATAAACTCATCCTTGCGCTCCAGTATCTCAGTAGCTGTCATCTGGGGACCTTCGACTGGAAGGTTAAACACATTCCTGAAAAACGCAGCCTCTACAGACTTCCGAGTATCGTTCTGCATCTCACGACCCAAAGGTATGTTTGCCCCTGTATTTAAAGGCTCTACAGGAAATCTACCTATCCCTCTTGCGGCCTCAACGTCAATGGTAGTGATACCCCCAGGGAATGTTCTAGCAGCACCGATAATAGCGTCATCATATGCGAGTAAAGGCGGGTCAACAGCTTTCTGGCCTGCGACCAAAATAGTCTTTCCCATAGCCTGCAAAGTCTTAGCATCTGGTAACGCAACCATGCCAGGAGAACGTCCATATTTTTCACCAGTCCCTGTCTCCCATCGCGGTACGGCAAAGGGAAACTCATGATACCCACTTTCCTCAACGGAATGTTCTGAGTCCTTATCGATAATAAGCTTAGCCCAAGGCAAGTCAGTATTCGATAATCCTTTTGTATTCCTGTCCTTTCTTGGGAATACGCAAGTTATAAATGGGAACTTCTTTTTATTGCCCTCACTCTTAAGAGCCTCATGAGTTAACCCACCAATGTTAGTTCCATATAATCCGAACGCCTGACGTGCCGTTAATCTCTGCTCGAAATAAAGCGTATCAATAACCCCATCACCGTCCTCTAAAATAACAGCGTCTTTAGGGTGTAATGAGGCAAAATGCAGAGTCTTTAACTTCCTTGATTCACCAGTAAAGATAAACCCAGTTCCCAAGGCCACGAGATCATTATCAACCTCACCAGTTCTTTGAATGAATCGGGCATTACGAGAATAAATCGCAGTCCACATTCTGTTTTCTACAATACGCGACCACTCTCGAACCTCATCATTATCGTTCAGCTCGTCGTCAGTTGCACGACCGAAAAACCACTTGGATGTTTTAGACTTCAACAGTCCGTCCATAGCAGTAGCTAAACCACGCCTAGCCTGCATAGGGGTGCTGTCGTAAATAGTTGGAGAGATACGATCTTCACCTGGAATATACCCTGACGTGATATCAGCCCTCTTGGGTAGAAGAACATCGGCCAACTCCTGCCAGTAATCCTCCCACTGTTTCCTTGCGGTTTTTTCAGATGTAAATAGGGATACGTGATCCTGTAATTTCATGATAATAGGCTCGGTCTTGTAACGATTCCTGTCTTACCTCCAGTAGCGAGTAACGTGCTACTTAGACCCTTTCGCCTTCGCAATTGTCTTTGCTTGCGGGCTACTGTCTTCTCAACCGGGACAGGAGCTAACGCCTCCTCCGCCAAAGAAACATCATCTGACGCTTCCTCTTCCGGTATGTCTGGGATAGCACGACCGGCCTCTTTAAGAATCTTCTTGTTCACCTCAAGGTTAAATGATGCATCTGGGAATAATATTTTCTCTGGACTCTTGATTACTCTCTTTGTTTCTTTCTCAAGCTTCCGCCCACCCCTTTTAGCTTCTTTCACTAAAGACTTGAGACCACCCATATCAACCTCCGAGTAAGCTAGTTAGTGCGTTTCTGTTCTTCTTCCTTTTAAATATCGCCTTACCAGCAGGCTCTATTCCCTTGCTCGTATTCCCTGGAACATCCAATGCGGGAACATCACCCCCATCTGCCGGGGAAAACTGTTGTGATACTTTCTTACGTTTGGCCGACTTAACGGCTGTGCTCAATTTACTAATAGACTTTAAAAATGACATACCCACCTCAATTATAAGCTGCACAATTCTCGCAAACCGTACCGCATACATTTTTCTTTAAATGCGCCTTTCGTAATTCTTGGAACTTGTCGCTATGCCAAGCATCCATAAACGAAACATCATTCAAATCACCCATCTCAAAATCATGCTTATGATCAAAACAACACGCACTTAACATCCCGTTATAAGTAACTCGCGCTTCAGTGAATACAGCCCAGCAAGGCAATGGATCACGCATATTATCAGCCCGCCCTGGATTGCCAGCTCGCACCTCCCAGCCTCGGATAATATTCTCGCCACCTGTTAGGTCAGCTTGAGAGTACAAAGGCAAGGCATACATCTCATCAACTAAAGGCTTAATCTTTTTGATCACGTTATTCATCTTTGCGCCTTGATCGCCATCATACCTTATATATGAAGCATATAAACCACAATTATGATTACCTTCAGCACGAACAGAAAACGCATCCTTAATGTTCTTTAAAATATCATCAAAGTAAGATTCTTTAACTTGAGCAATTTCAGCAAACTGTTTTGAATCAGCATAATTTAAAGAGAACTTCAAAGAATCTAAGCCGGCATCCATACAGGCCTTAACCTTATCCCGCGACGCCAACGATCCGTTAGTAGTAAGAAATACATATTCAAAACCAATATTCTTGGCCTCTTGAATCGCTTCGGGTAGCCAGTTCAATAAAAACGACTCGCCCAGATAGAACATCCCAACCTCTTCCACGCCACTCGCTTTTAAATCCTTAAGCAAGGCAACATAGAAATCCCAATCCATATCCTTCTTAGTCCGTAATCCGTAACCCGTAGCGCAAAAGGCACACTTGAAATTACATTTGGCCGTTAACTCGATCTTGACCGACTTCGGACACGGAGGCTTAACCGTTAACTGAACATCCTTAATCCCTGTTATTGCATCTATCTTGTCAGTAATCATCTACCACCTATAAGGGTCATAATCGTTGTTAGTCTTTGTAATCCTTGGCGCAACAGTAAAAACCTCTACATTCCTACTCTTAATATAGTCCGTTAAGGTTTTGGCTGTCCATCCATTAGCTTTTTCTGCCTCGCTCGGCTCGATAAGCGGCTCCTTGTGTGGCACAACCTTTTTCGGCTTGCGGGTGTACTTCTGTTTCGGCCTATCGCGTTCCGCTTTTGTCTTGGCTGCACTTTCCTTTATCCTTTTAGCTTTGGCTTCTCTAATCTTGTCTACATGACTAGAATTAGCTTTAGTTGGACCGGAGGATTTTTTCGGCGGTTTGTCTGCCATTGATCGCTATCACCTGATCTAAGTTATGAGTCGGTAATTCCCGTGAACCTGGATGAGTCTGTAAATAAACCCTTTGAGTAGCCGCACGTAAAATCCGCTTTTCACTCTTAGGTAAAGCACTAAACCACACCATATCAGGTACACTCATTTGAGATTTGGAAATAACCCGAGCTTCACCAATAATTAATGTCCCTTCAATATCTCCTCGCTCCCAAACACTGGGCTCACGAAATTCCACAGGACTAAAGACAACCTCTTCCTCGTAGGCCTCTTCTTTAAATAACTGCTCTATCGTAAGCCGAATCATAAACTCAGGCCCACTATAGAACAAACAAACTTGTCGTAATTCCCCTATCTCCATACACCTCACCAATTATGCGGTTCGTAATTTGCCTGCGATTGTATAGGCTGACGGCTTTTCTTGTCCCGGTTCTTAGGCATTACAGCGTGTAAATCAGGATCTTTCAACCGAGCCATACAATCCATAATATCATCGTGAACAGATACCGGAAAAGATTTAAACTCCTCAACCGCATCTGCAACTAAATCATATCCCTTCTTCTCTAAATTAACCTGGCGAATGTGATTAGGAAAATATAACTTACCCTCTTCCATCGGACCCACCAACCTTCTAATACGATCCTCTTTCGACATATTCCCACCTAACTCGATTATGTCAAAACGATAATTATCCCGGTCCTGTACTTCCTTTATATGCTCAATGTCACACTGCATACCATACTTCTCATATCCAACCTTGTTAGGCATCCACTCACGATGTAATCTCAACAAAGTATTTGTCCGTTCAGTTAAATTCATTCTGTCCCGAACACCATCTAACAAATAATCGTTACCATCAGGCGCACAGCCCATCACTAACATAACAGTATAGTCAGATCCCCTCTTCTTGGCACTCGCAGGGTCAACCAGTAAATAGCGATTCATATGAACACCATCTTGATATCCACAAAATCTAAACCACTCTTCCTTAAACCCTTGCGCTTGGTCAGCAATTGGATCTAGTAAAATCTGACAAGCAAATACGTAACTAGAAATAGCTTCCTTACGCTTCTGCTTATACTGCTCATCAGTCATTAAAACAGGCTTACCGTTCTTCTTACCATTATGAGTAGCAGGATAAAAACGTAACTTATACGCATCTAACTTTATTAACTGTCGGTACGTGTCGTTAAAATGATAAAACGTTCCCACTATCCGCTTAACTCCACCTCGGGAACCTAAGTTATACGACAATGCCATCGCTTCAGTAGTCTTATTTATCATCTCAGGGGTCGTAACAGATTTATCCGTAACAACATCGTCGTATAATAAAATTGTATAATGTCGAGAGGTAGGCATACCATCAACTAACCCATACGCCTCTACAGTCTGCTCCCTTCGGTTATGCTTTCTCTTAACACATATCCCATCATCTTCAGACCACTTCGAACTTTCCCTCTGAGGATTTAAATAAAATATATCCGGAAATAAATCCTTTAAATATTCATTGTCCTCAAACTCAGTCTTTATCTCTCGTAAAAATCCCTTAGCAATAGGCCTAGTATGGGAAAAGATCCCCACACACACCTCTTGACCTCCCCACTTCTCCAACGGATAATCACCGTGTGAAGATAGAATATCCTGTATAGTAAGACCGTTAGTTATCACGGTACTTTTCATATGTTCACGCGCCCATATATCTATACAATTATTCGGCTCAGCCTGTACCTCTCGACAACGATCAAATATCCACTGGTGCTCTATATACGGTTTATTCAAAACATAACGAATTAAAAAATATAAATCCGTCCGAGCCAAATACCTCAAAGCACCCTTCTTCTCCTCGGGCGGTATCTTAGCTAATGTCTCATTCAAAGACTTCGTGTAATCAGTTAGAAGCATCTACCACCATACAATTTTCATTGTGCCGCCAGGCATAAGACGCCCATCCAATGTCAGACAAAAAGAAATAATCCTCGCCATCACTCACAACCTTATCCCGCATAGTAGTATAATCAGGGTGAGCCACATCACTGTAGCCAAGATTCATATCGAAATAAAACTCAACCTCATCTCCAACATGAATACGATTCCCAGCCTTGTCATTCAATCCTATGTATTCACTCATAAGCTAGCCTTGCTGATATCCCTAATCACAGAGTCACTACAAATAATCTGCTTTGCCAACTGCTCTGCAACATCCTTATAAATCTTCCGAAGAATTACCTCTCTATCATACTTTTCGATCTCAACCCGACTCTCACCCCGCAACTTCTTGCCATTGATAGATCCAGCGTACCTAAAGTAGGTTATATATTGATTATAATCCCTATAAATAAACGCCTTAAAATTAAAAGCATTCTCCGATACCTCAAAAGCATCAATGATCGAATCGTAAGCTCGCCTCTTAAACTCCTCGTATAACTTTATACTCTCATCGGTGGGAGCCTTATTAATCGTTACCGTCTTTGCGTAAGGGACAGACTCGTTCGTTGTGTGAAATACCTTAGTGTCAAACATCTCAGCCTCCTAATGGGGTTATCTGTAAACAAAGTATACCAAATATAAAATTATTCGTATTTTTCAAAAGCCCAAATACTAAAAGTTATAAGCGCTTTGGTACTATCCCGTGATTCCTGGCACTTAGTAGACTTACCGATTCGTTATGTATATGTAAGCAAGGCCATATCGTATAGAGAATATACCAAATATAGGCTGGTTATAACATAGAGGAATATAGGCCTGATTTGAGATGGGATGGGTTGGGGGATTTTTAGGCTAAAGCTGGGGGGAAAAATGATTTACGGCGTGGGAGGAGGCTTATATACATCTGACAGAAGTCTGAAATCCCGGCCCCACCCCTCCTGTATCGCCGTTATATCGATTCAAGCAATTTGTTTTCCAGGATTTAATAAACCATTAGAGTCTACAATAGCAGTGTCTAGCCTTAACCTAGCATCGTTTAAGCCTGGTATAGTAGAGCATTGATAGCATTGGATAGGTAATAGATAGACAGTTATGTCCAGTAACTTAGGTTACTGGTCTTATCTATTGGTAGCAGGAAGGGTAGGTTATACGCTTGCATAGTAGGTTATTCGGGGTTATCTAGGGCTTTAGTCTCTGGCGTTACATCGATGACCTGACCTATGTTACCCAATAATGAGGTGGTATTAACGGTTATGTTATGCTCTATCTTGATGGTATCTACTTCGCCCATGTATCTATGTAAGTCACCGTATTTCTTAGGCTTTTTCTTGCTAGCAGTCCATTTATATATGTCAGCAGCTACTCTGGCTTGGTTAGGGTCTAGATCGCCGTCTAAGACCATCTCAGCTATCTGATCCAGCTTGTCTTGATCTGCATCTCCACTATCTTCTTTCGCCTGCGCGTAGATTGCCACAGTCTCGGGGTGCTTATGAAACCACTTATAGATCACTGATGTTGAAGGCATATCAGGTTTTGAGCATGTTTTGGCTAGTGAATTACCTTCCGCGATACTGGCGCATACTTGAGCGAATAGGTCTGGAGAGTAATCAAGGGAGTCGTGTCTAGTAGCCATATGATTGCCTCGATAGGTTAGGGCTTAATTGGACTAATTATAGACAGGATAGGAGCTTGGTTAAATAGGTCTAGGATTGATTCTAAGCTGTTTAGAGCGTTATTTCTTTATATTGGTATGTTTGGGTAGGTTAATGGTTAATTATCTCCATGAATGAGTAGGAGCTGGTCTATTTGTTGGTAAAGCTCGATCAATACGGTTAACAGTCTTTTCAGTTAGGTAATGGACAGTAATTAGGGTTAATCCGAATATTGGGATAGATATTGGTCCTAGCATTAAAGCTATGTTGAATAGGTTGGAATATATGCTTGCTATGAATTCTAGGATATTTATGGCAATTACCTGATTGATCGGCTTTACCAGGTTTAAGCCAGACGCAATCCTTACAATTAGTGATATTCATCAATCCACCTAATAACAATAACTTAGTCCTAATTATAGCCTATTTAATGGCTGATTTGGAGTGTTTGGCGTGTATTAACACTAAATAACCCTTGCATTGTGACAGTCACGGGTTTATTGTTAACTCATGCCCGCTATTACTGGTGAGGCCTTAAACCCCAAATTGGAGTGAATCAGATGTTTACTAAACAAGATTGCCTAGACAAGTTTAGCAAAGAATATGCTACCCCTACTACTGAAATAACCTGTATTGGTCATGGTGGTGATGTTGTGATTATCCATTATGTCTTGGAGGAGGGTATGGACGGCGAACAGGTACAATATTGCCGACATTGTGGAGAAGAAGGCTTTGATGACTACTGGTGTGAGGAATGTGAAACAGAATACACCGATATTTAACCTTACCTGATCGACATAAGCTCCTTAGTTGGGGCTTTTGCTGGTAGTAGTATAACATTTTTACAGCCAATTTTGGCAATTAACCCTAAGTAAGAGGTATATAAAATGTCCATAGTAACTGATATTTCCAACCGAACAAGCGGATTAACAATCACCCATAAAGAGCAAGAAGCCTTAATAATGGTCAATCAATTGTTTGATTCTCGAAAGCTAGTTTTTGAACTAGGTAATGATATGGCTAAAGCTCAGGTATGTCCTAATTTCTCTGACGGTTTCCAGGGTACATTTCATGGTCATTCAAAACGATTTGATGAGCTATCAAGCGCCATCGGCTGGGTGGTTGATCAGCTAAAAGAGCATTGGGCCAAAAAGATTGATCAGATTGATCGGTTTGAAACCGAAAGTAATATCTCTTTGTTAGCCCTTGGTTTTGAGCGTGAGACTACTTTCTTTCCTATTGACGAATAGTAGTATATTTAACCACTAGCCTGCTTAGTTGCGGGTTTAGTGGGTAGTGCCAATCCACTATTGCCCCTATAGGAGCGCAAATAATGCCCGATTATCTAGTAACTGGTAATGAATATCTGAAACCAGTTTATGTATTTTACCCTAAAACTAACCAATATAAAGCTGCTTTGTTTGACTCGTTTAATAGCCTGATTATCGGCTTTAATAAGACTGGGCCATATCATCCCGTTGGTGGGATGCAAGCTTGTATTGAAGTTATTGAGACTGGTGGTTTAGTTGTAGATAGTGAGTTTTTTGGATTTAACTGTCGCCATTGCCATAGTGACGTATACCGAATAGTTGCTCCATTCATTAGTCAGTGTAGGAGTGCATAACATGAGAATTACCCAAAAAGACCTTAGAGCTAAGATTGACCGATTAAACAATTGGTTAGGATTTGAATCTAATACCACTAATGCCCTTCAACTAGACTGTGCTTATGGTGGTTATCGAGTAGTCCAGTTAACCAGCGATAAGGGATCATGCCGGGATTTATCTGATAGAGATACTGCCAGAGAATTGTATGAATTCCTTTGTGGTATGGAAGCTACTCTGGACGTTATCAACCGAGCTAAAAGCTTACCTTACTTTGCTAATCCGTTGGAGAAATAACATGAGAACTAGGCAATTATCTTGCTCGTGTTGTGGTAACAATGTATTCGAAGGCTATCAGCATTATAACCATGATATTGGCTATGGAACATGTAAGTCATGTAAAGAATGGATTATATCAAGAAACGATACGCCAAACGATCAACAATATAAAGAAACTAAGGTGAAATTATGACATATAGAATAATGGCAATCCAGGAAACTGGAGAAGAAATCTGCTTGAAAAATGGTGTTAAGAAGTCTGACATCAACCGATTGATTGAGCAATATCAGTCTGAATATATAGAGTATAGGGATTTTTGGGCCGAAGATGAAAGCCCTAACTATGGTTCTGGTTATCCTTATTTTGAGTATTAGCTATTAGTCAATTGGGCATTCCTTAGAGTGCCTTCTTGAGTACTAGCCAATAATGGCAAATAACCCTAGAAATAGAGGCAATATCATGAATACATTAACTAAATTAACCCGTCCAACTCCCGTAGAAGATCTTTATTCCGTCGATTGTGGCTGGTTTGTACCCACTGGTGCTGACTTTGATTTTCCTGAAAAGGGAGATAGAGTACTCACATTAACTAAGCAGCTTAAGAAAAAGCTTCAAACCCTTTGTAAATTTTCTGGCAATCAAGATGTTAGATACTACTTAAACGGTCTTAAGTTTGGTCATGACCTAATCATAGGTTGTGATGGGCGTAGACTTCTACAAACTGCCAATGATACCGGATTAGTTCCTACTGATAGCCAAGACTTGATTATACCATTGGTTTTCCTTAAACAGCTTTTTAGATTGCCTGTTTGGGATAATGGCAAATTGTTTGTTATTAATGGCTGTTCTAATGCTTTGCGAATTGATTTAGATGATGGTTCATTGGTGGCTAATACCATCGATGGGAAATTTCCAGATACAAAGCGTATATGGGGCAATAAAGCTTCTCCAATGGGAACATTTACTTTAGATAAACCATTGGTTAAGGAATTAAAAGAGCATGCCAAGCTTGAGAAAATAATCAATAGCAAGGGTTTTGATAAATACCAGGGCATTAGATTGAATGGAAATATCGAGTTCCCGAGTGGTAAGTGGTTTGATTATGCCAGTACTGGCGACAATAACCAGGATTTTAAAACTGGCGTTAACTTTACCTATCTTTTAGATTTTCCCGTTGGTGGCGAGTTTACCGTAAAAGATGAACCGGCTATAGGAAAGCAAAAGTATATTCAAAACTCTGTTCAATATGATAACGGTGAATTTCAAGGCTTACTAATGCCTATGCGATTGTAACCTTTCTACCTTATGCCCTGGCTATGCTGGGGCTTTCTTTTACCCTAAATTTAAGAGGTTAGACTATGGCTATGACAGATAAAGAGCGACAGCAAAAGAGTCGTAAACTTAGGCGAGAACAAACCCTTGAGCCAGTTACCATTTGGGTTAGGCCTTGGCATAAACAAAAGCTAGTCGATTTAGCCGATAAGCTTAATAAATTGGACGAATAAAATGGATCACATAGACTTACCCAAAAATCCTAATGCTGGAGATTTTCACATAGTAACCATTGGTCAATACGCAATTCCTTTTGTTTGTTTTGATGGTAAAACATGAAGTATTGTTATTGATCAAATTAAATAGTTAGTTAAAGTTTAACCATAATCCTGCATATTTAGGTATGCAGGATTTTCCTATTACCCTGAAAAGAGGCAAAAACATGATCTATATAGATGATAATATATTCAATATGGTTATTTTTACGCTCGATAACTGGCGTATAAATCAGAAAATCAATGTAAACCTAGCTAGGCAACTAAACCGTATAAAATTAAACGGTATCAAACTGCACTCGATAACCTCAATAGCCCATCCACCTAATTTAAATAATTCCAATCAGGAAGGCATAGCAAGGTCAATCCTATTCTTGAGAGCGGTTAATATCCGAGTAGCTGATAGGTACTATAACAATTCCAGAGACTACTATAAGCTTCCGATAGGCTGGAATTATGAAACCGTTACCCCCTGGCAATTGATGAAAGCCTTAGACTTGATAGCCGAGAACATAAACGATGGACTCTATTCCCTATTCCGATCTCAAGCGATTGCTATAATTGATCAATACCGTTCGATAGTTTTTGAGCAAATTAAGCATGATACAATCGAATATCAAACAGCCATTTTTGAGTAAGTGCCGAATTATCAAGGTCGCTGAACCTCTGAATTTTTGATGTTTCGCGGCCTATATCCGTTGATGGTGTTTTTTATGATCCCAGATTCAGTCCGACATAATCCAGAACCTAGTTATATTCGTGAATTGCTAGACCTTGCGAATATTAATCAGAGGCAAGCTTCGAGAGTCTTAGGCATTCCACCTAGAATGATGAGATATTATACAACTACCAATGGTCCAGAGTGTCCGTATTCTGTTCAATATTGCCTGGAACAATTGGCAAGTGCCGAATTAAGTAGTGCTGAGTGATGCCGTTGGTGAGCCTTCCATAATATCCCAGGTGAAGTAGTATTGAAGACTTGTAGCGGCGAACCTCTTTACTGCCGGCATATTAGCATCCCAGATTAAATTGTATCCTACCGTGTCGCCATTGGTTCTTGCATAGAGTTTTAAGTGGCCAGCATCGTTGGCGACACACTGATATTGGATGGTGATCGTAGCTGTTCCGACCGTTGGTGAGCCTGACCCATCAAATGCTACCGTTCGATCTTTGAAAATCTCTGTCATGAGCACACCTCATCAATTATTTCTTCTATTGGCTCCCAGATAATCTCATCTATCGTATTGTCCAGATCAAACTTATCGTCTATCACTGCTGCCGATGCCCCTTCCAGCCAGTAGTTGTCTTCCCAATAGTTTGTGTGCCAATAATTGTCATGCCACATCGGTCAATACCTGTATAAGTTTATCACAATCATCGTATGTTTGAGGTGGCTCGATACCGTTCAATCTTAAGTACCGCATTTGAAAGTCAACACCCTTCAAATTCCCTGCCTCGTAATACTCCTTTAGCCGTTGGACATTACGGATATACTTTGATCTCTTTTTAGCCTCAAATAATTTCTTATCAAAAGGGCTTTTCTTTTTCCACCACATATTATGAACTCGGGTTAAGGGTCATGGCTGTTCTTTCGTTGCTGGCGTTAGTTGTCGCTGTTATTCGGTTAGCATTACCGTTTGGTGTCTCAAGTGTAGCACCACCGTTTGAAGTAATCCCAGCACAGGCCGCTAGGAGTATGCTCATTACTTGTTGAGCTGTGTAGGTGCCTTCAGATTCAACCTGAGTTGCCCAAACTGCCGTTGCCACTGCTGCTGCCGTTGGATCATTAAGAGCTGCTATAAGCCCTGGTACGTCATCAGATTGAAGTTCGTTTGTATCTGCTAGGATTGTCGCAATCTCTTTTAAATCCTGCCCATTATCGTTTATTGTTCCACCACCGTCTGCGCTGACAGCTCCATGTAATCCATAAAGATTAACCGTACTGCCTGCTAAAGCTCCGCTCACAGTCACCGCGTCATAATTTCCATAAACATTAACCGTTCCGCCGTTCCCTGTGATTGTAACTGGACAGCTAGACCAAACGATGACATTAGTGGTTCCGCTTCCGCTTGTTGCCACCACCACCGCTTTAGGCGCCCCTCTCAGCTCGATATCACCACCACCTGTTGTGATTGTGTGGGTTCCCCCACCGGCCACCTCAATAGATGCTGTACAGTTTGACGTGAATATCCAAATACCACCACCGTACCATTTTCTCACGTTTATATTGGTTGTCTTGGTTACCCCTGCCCAAGTATGTGTGGGGGAGCCACTTCCAGCGACATTACTAAAACTGTTCAGTATATCTACGGTATCGGATGACACACCTCCAGTGCTTGCCCAAGTCACTGCTGCCGAGAATGCACATTTTTCTATAAAACAGAAAGCGTCTAAAGTTGCGGTTGCTATTTGGCACTCTTGAATGGTGAAAGGGTTTCCGTTTGTTCCGGTTCCTGTGCCGAATATATTCGTACTTTGGAAAATATAACTGCCTGAAATGTCCTCTCCACTTAAATCTAGGGTCCAGTTATGACCCATCAGGTTAGTGTTAACTGTCGCGGCCCCCAAGGTAACGGTTGAACCGTTCGCAATACCTGAAGCCGCTTGTGTGTAAGTGCATAAAACTCGGTCAGTCGCAACTACTGTCGCAACATCACCACCGGAGCTTTCAAATCTTAATCTAACAATTCCGACATTCGCGCCAACTCCAACATGATCAGTGGTAGCTATAAATGTCTCAGTTTGATCAGTTGCACCGACAGTACCCTCTATTGTCCCTACTTGCTGCCATTGTGTATTGGTCCAATCGTAGAAATAAACCTCTACATTATCATTGATAGTATTTACATAACCTATCCACTCGCAGGAGATAGGAATACCACTCGCACCAACATCAAACTGATAGTAAAACTCTATAGTCGTAGCAACCGCCACCTCATGATAGCTGGAATCTAATGCTGGCGTAGCTGTGTAAGTTAGGGTTTCTGTACCTGTAGTAACCAGAGTATTAGAATTGGCAATTGTTGAAATACCGCCAGATCCAACCGCTAAATTATCTACACTGGCTACACTTGTCACCTCAGTTGAAGTTAGTGCGCCACTAGCAAAATGTTCGTTAGCCAGGGCATTGTCAGCGATTTTAGCCTCAGTTATGCAATCCGCACCTAACGCCGCCGCTGGAATTACGCCTATATAATCAGTGTAGTTTGTAGCCCATGCATCCCTAGTTGTATTGTAGTTCGTACCAAAGTCAGTTTCGAAAACTATCTCCATATTACCCGCAAGGCTTGCGTTGGTTATCGCGCCATTTGCAAGTAAAACACCTGAAGCTTTAGCTAATGGGGTTAAAGTACAACTACCAACAAAACCAGTTGGATTCTGACTGTCTACCGCAAGGGTGCAAAATACAGCGAAGGTATCATTGGCGGCAAAACCGTTTGCCGCTGTTGCTGCAACTACTATCTCATAACATCCCGCTGGGTAATTGGCATGGCTTAATAGAGCTGGAGAGCCTGACAGTAAAGGTATTGCGCTTGCAACTGCCCCCGCCTCTCTAACATCATATAAAGCTGATGCTCCATCACCACCGCTGCCGCTTGTATCGTTAGCCGCAAACCAAAAATAAACACTGTCCTCTAAGGTCGCTGTCTGATGCCCGCTCATTGTATAGTCCCGTTAAATAGATCTGCACCTAAGTTACTTGTTTGGATTTGATTCATTATAGAGGCCTCACCACCTGCGGGCGCTGGATTAGATTCGTATATCTTGCCATTGATAATGAATTTCTTGCCCTCTTCATCATCTTCAAAGATTTTACCATTAATAATGTATTTTTTATTAGCCATTATGGAGCAACCGCATCAATCGTTGTGTCAATATAAACCACTGCACTTGCTACTGCGATAAATACTCTAACTAGAGCAATCTGATCCGCTGCAACATCGTCAGCCGTTGTTATGTCCATCTGATATTGGGTTTCGCCGGATGTATTATTCCATATGCTTGTTACGTCAGTGGTAATAGCGGTTCCTGCTGAGATTATAATGTCTGCATTCCGATTGCTAAATGTGTTTGTTACCCAAATATTAGTT